CAATGACACTTGAACTCATGCCAGAATTTGGGGTAGAGATCATCCCAGACATTCCATACCTCGACCTGCGAGAAAGGGCCGAGGCTGCTTGCCGTTCCATTCTCTTATTAGAGGAACATGGGCTGGAGGTGCAGGAACCCAACGAGGAAGATGCACAAGCAGCGGCCACGCTCACCACGGCGTATGCCAACAGCCCACACAATACAAGTAATGCAGTGTCAAATGCACGTGCGTCATCCCTGACGCCTGCTTCCCTCCTGAATATTCGGTCGTACCTTGACGAATACGGCAGAGCCGTGGTCACACATGCTATTGAAGTGCGTCACATGGTGACCAACCGGTTGCTGGAAGAGTCCCAGAACCCTGACCCACGCATCAGAATCCGTGCACTGGAGCTTTTGGGCAAGCACAGCGACGTGGGTCTGTTCACCGACAGGTCGGAAGTGACGATTACGCACCAGTCAACGGACGAATTGAAGGCACGACTGCGTGCCAAGCTCCAAAGGCTCATCCAAAGACCAGATATGCCCACCGATGCGGTGGAGATTGGTGGAGATGTGATCGACGTGGATGCAGAAATGGGCCTCAAACCCGAAATTCCACAAGAAATTGCAGAAAACGTGCAAAAACCGGCTGTATTTGAGCCGGAAAACGAGAATTTTGATGACTGAAAGCACTTCTCTCAGTGCAGATGACTTTACAGAGGTCGAAATCCGGCTAATGCTGGACAATATTGACGCTTATACGCCTGAAGAACAGGCCGAAATTGAGAAAATTGCAGACATTATTGACAGTCGCAAGACGGCAAAAGCATGTTTTGACGATCTGGTTGAGTTCTGCAAACACATGCAGCCAGACTACAAAGTGGGTAAACACCACCGCAGATTGGCCAATTTGCTGATGGACATTGCTGCGGGGAACAAAGATCGTGTGTGCGTGAACATGCCACCACGACACGGCAAGTCGCAGATGGTGTCTATCTATTTTCCGGCTTGGTTTCTGGGGAAATACCCGAACAAGAAGGTGCTGATGGTCTCCCACACCACAGACCTCGCCGTGGACTTTGGCCGCAAAGTCAGAAACATCATTGACTCAGATGACTACAAACTTATCTTCCCCAACGTCGGACTTGCCGCAGACTCAAAAAGCGCAGGACGCTGGAGCACAAGCGCCGGTGGCGAATACTTCGCCTGTGGTGTCGGCTCTGCTCTGGCTGGCCGTGGTGCTGATTTGCTTCTTGTCGATGATCCTCATAACGAGCAGGACATCATCAATGGAAACTTTGACGTATTCGACAAAGCCTACGAGTGGTTTACATACGGTGCCCGTACTCGTCTCATGCCCGGTGGCCGCGTTGCCATTGTGCAGACAAGGTGGCATCAGAACGACCTGACAGGGCGCGTCACCAACGACATGCGGGCCAACGAGGGCTCTGATCAGTATGAGGTGATCGAGTTCCCGGCCATCGTGGACACGGAGCAGACAGACGGAAGCATCATCCAGAAACCGCTGTGGCCTGAGTTCTTTGACATGAAGGCACTGCTGAGAACAAAGGCGTCGATGCCTACGTTCCAGTGGAATGCGCAGTACCAGCAGAACCCCACCGCAGAGGAAGCGTCGGTCGTCAAGCGTGACTGGTGGAAGCTGTGGGAGAAGGAAGACCCACCAATATGTGAGTACGTGATCATGAGTCTGGACGCGGCGGCTGAAAGCCACAACCGCGCTGACTTTACCGCCCTGACAACGTGGGGCGTGTTTATGAACGACGAGGAAGGGTGCCACAACATCATCCTGCTCAACTCAATCAAGAAGCGGCTGGAATTCCCAGAACTCAAAGAACTCGCGTATTCTGAATACCAAGAGTGGGAGCCAGATGCGTTCATCGTGGAGAAGAAATCTGCGGGTACGCAGCTTTACCAAGAGATGAGACGTACCGGTATTCCTGTGGGGGAGTACACCCCGCACAGAGGTAGCGGAGATAAGCTGGCACGGTTAAACTCTGTGGCAGACATCGTGCGCTCTGGTTTGTGCTGGGTGCCTGACACCCGCTGGGCCGAGGAGGTCGTGGAGGAGATTGCAGGTTTCCCATTCATGAGTAACGATGACTTGGTGGACTCAACGGTCATGGCACTGATGCGGTTTCGCCAAGGGGGCTTCATCCGATTGCCTTCTGACGAGCCGGATGAGATTCGATATTTCAAGTCCCGCAAGGGCGGATACTACTAAGGACAAATCATGGCAGCAACAGATTCAATGAGTAAAGGCTTGTACTCCGCACCGCAAGGTCTGGAGAGCTTGGGCGAGAGCATCGAGATGGAGATGGACGAGGAAACTGACTCGACCGTCAACATGCTGCCTGACGGAGGTGCAGAGATCATCATGGGCGAGGCCACAGACGTAGAGGACAACTCTGACTTTGAGGCCAACCTTGCAGAGCACATGGACGAGGGTGTGTTGCACTCTCTGTCTAACGACCTGATCGAGTTGTTCGAGGCCGACATGGTGGCCCGCAAAGACTGGGCTGACACATTCGTCAAGGGTCTGGAAGTGCTGGGCTTCAAGTACGAGGAGCGCACTGAGCCGTGGGACGACGCCTGTGGCGTGTATTCCACAGTGTTGGCAGAAGCTGCAATCAGGTTCCAAGCTGAGACCATGAGCGAGACATTCCCTGCCGCTGGCCCTGTCAAGACAAAGATTCTTGGCAAGACCACAAAGGAGAAGGAAGAAGCTGCTGAGCGTGTCAAGAACGACATGAACTATCAGTTGACAGAGCGCATGGTCGAATACCGGCCAGAGCATGAGCGCATGTTGTACAGCTTGGGCCTTGCAGGTAGCGCGTTCAAGAAGGTGTACTTCGATCCACTGCTCGGTCGTCAAGTCTCTATCTATCTTCCAGCAGAAGATGTTGTGGTGCCATACGGTGCGTCACACATCGAGACCGCAGAGCGCGTCACTCACGTGATGCGTAAGACCAAGAACGAGATGGACAAGCTGATGGCCAGCGGGTTCTACCGCGACATCGACCTTGGTGACCCCCAGTCGTTCCCCACAGATGTGGAGAAGAAAAAGGCTGAAGAAGGCGGCTACACAATCCAGAGCGACGACCGCTACACGCTGCTTGAGATTAGCGTTGACATGCTCATTGAAGGTGTGGACGACGAGGAAGACGAGCTACCTAAGCCATACGTTGTGACCATCGACCGAGGCACAACTGAAGTGTTGGCCGTGCGCCGTAACTGGAAAGAAGAAGACCCGCTGCGCTTGAAGGATGACCACTTCGTGCACTACGTGTATGTGCCGGGTTTTGGCTTCTATGGTCTGGGCCTTATCCACATCATCGGTGGCTACGCCCGCGCTGGCACCTCAATCATTCGTCAGTTGGTGGATGCAGGTACGTTGTCAAACCTGCCCGGTGGCCTGAAGGCCCGTGGCCTGCGTGTTAAGGGTGACGACACACCGATCAACCCCGGCGAGTTCCGCGACGTAGACGTGCCAAGCGGCTCAATCAAAGACAACATCATGATGCTCCCATACAAGGAGCCATCACAAACACTGCTTGCGTTGTTACAGCGCATCACTGAAGAAGGCCGTCGCCTTGGCGCGATCAGCGACATGAACGTGTCGGACATGAGCGCAAACGCACCGGTGGGCACCACGCTGGCATTGCTGGAGCGCACGCTCAAGCCCATGGCGGCTGTACAAGCCCGTGTGCACTATGCGATGAAGCAAGAGTTCAAGCTCTTGAAGAAAATCATTGCAGAAGAAGCACCAGAGGAGTACAGCTACCAGCCTGAGACTGGCCTGTCCAGAGCCCGCAAGACTGACTACGCGATGGTGGATGTCATCCCTGTCAGCGACCCCAACAGCAGCACGATGGCTCAGCGTGTGGTGCAGTATCAAGCTGTGTTCCAGATGTCGCAGTCTGCTCCGCAGATTTATGACCTGCCCTATTTGCACCGTCAGATGATTGAAGTGTTGGGCATCAAGAACGCCGACAAGATTGTGCCAACGAGCGAAGATCAGAAGCCACGTGACCCAGTGTCTGAAAACATGTCAGCGTTGGTGGGCAAGCCAATGAAGGCGTTTATCTATCAAGATCACGAGGCACACATTGCGACCCACACGTCGTTCATGCAAGACCCGATGATTGCGCAAACCATCGGCCAGAACCCACAGGCTCAGCAGATCATGGCTTCACTGCAAGCACACATCGCCGAGCACTTGGGTTTCAGCTACCGCAAGCAGATGGAAGAACGCCTTGGTGTCACCTTGCCACCACCAGACGAGCCACTGCCAGAAGATGTCGAGGTTCAGTTGTCCAAGCTCATTGCCGATGGTGGCAAGCAGTTGGCCCAGCAGCACCAGCAGCAAGCAGCGCAGGCACAAGCCCAGCAGCAAGCCGCAGACCCGCTGTTCCAGTTGGAGCAGGCCAAGGTCAAAGTGCAGGAGATGGAGGTCACTCGCAAAGCGCAGAAAGACCAGACCGACGCAGAGATTGCCGCAGCAAAACTCGTCATGGAGAAAGAGCGCGTGCAGATCGAGGCCGACAAAGAGGCCAATCGCGTTACCGCACAAGAATCTCAAGCTCAGCAACGTTTGAAACTTGATGCACTCAAGGTGTTAGCCACACCGAAACCCCAAGGGAAGAAGGAGTAATCCATGGCCAAATCCGTCTTTGACGTGCTCATCATGAAACATGAGGAAGATGTAACTTCCGCAACCCAGTTCTTGGCAAACGGCGGGGCTAAAGACCTCGCTGAATATCGGGAAGTAGTAGGCAGGATTCGAGGTCTCCAGCTTGCTATTCAAACCACTAAAGACCTTTCGCGCTCTCAAATGGAAGAAGAAGATCATGAATGATCAAGTTGAAACCGCCGTGACTGACGAAGAAATGGAAGCCCAGCTTCCAAAACCCGTCGGGTATCGGTTGCTTGTGGCACTGCCGCAGATTGAAGAAACCATCGGTGAAATGAAACTCTTTAAACCCAAGCAGACTATGCGTGAAGAACGCATCCTGTCCACGGTTGGGTTGGTGTTGGATATGGGCGACCAAGCCTATTCTGACCCCACACGTTTCCCAAATGGCCCATGGTGCAAGGTAGGCGACTACGTTGTTTTTCCGTCATACACAGGCACCCGTCTCAGTGTAAATGGCGTGGAGTATCGCTTGATGAATGACGACTCCATCGAGGCAGTCGTCGCCGACCCACGTGGCGTTTCGCGTGCTGGATAAGGAGTAGACCATGGCAATACAAAAAGTGGAGTTTGAGTTCCCCGATCCAGATAAAGAATCGGGCACCGCAGACTTTGTAGAAAAAAACGACGGCAGCTTTGCGCTGAAGGTCGAGGGACGCGCTTCGGATGAAGAAGCCAAGCGTGAAAAGTCCAAGGCGAAAGCCAAGGAAGACGATTTTGACATCGAGGTGGTTGATGACCGCCCCGAGGAAGATCAAGGAAAGAAGCGTTCCAAGGCTCCTATGGAGCTTTCCGAAGAGGAAATGGACGAGTATTCCGAGAAGGTGCGAAAGCGCCTGCAACACTTTAGCAAGGGCTACCACGACCAGCGACGCGCAGCAGAGTCTGCCGCCAAGGAACGTGAGGAAGCGTTGCGCTACGCGCAGCAAATTGCTGAGGAGAACAAGAAGCTCAAGGGCACTGTCTCCAAGAACCAAGAAGCGATGCTGGAATCAGCCAAGAAAATGGCTGCTGCGGAGCATGACGAGGCCAAAGTCCGGTACAAAAAAGCCTACGAATCTGGTGAAGCAGACGCCGTAGTCGAGGCCCAAGAGGCATTGACTGCTGCAAAAATGAAGGTTGAGCGAGTAAACAACCTCAAACTTCCTGCTTTACAAGAAGACGAGTATGATGTACAAACACAAACAACCGCCCCAGCACAGTCAGTTGATGACCGCGCCGTAAGTTGGCAACAAGCCAACAAATGGTTCGGAGATGACGATGAGATGACCAGTTTTGCGTTGGGGTTGCACCAAAAACTGGTCAAACAGGGCGTCAACCCGCGATCTGACGAATACTACGAGAAAATCAACTCTCGTATGCGCCAAGTGTTCCCAGAGTCCTTTGAGGGCGATGATGGACAAGAGGAGGTGACCGAAGAGCGTCGTCGTAAGACGACAGTCGTTGCATCTGCTACTCGAAGTGTGTCCCCTAAAAAGATCACACTGACGAAGACACAGGTTGCTCTGGCTAACAGGCTCGGAGTGCCACTAAACGAATACGCCAAACAGGTTGCTATAGAATTGAGGAAACAAAATGGCTGAGAACAGACTTAATCGTGAACTGGATACCCGTGAAAAAACGGCCCGCAAGAAATCGTGGACTCGTCCCGAGACCTTGCCAACTCCTTTCCCGGAGGATGGCTATGAATTCCACTGGGTTCGCATCAGCACTCGCGGCGAATCTGACGCCATGAATGTGTCCTTAAAACTGCAAGAAGGCTGGGAGCCCGTCAAGGCTGCTGACCACCCCGAGATTTTCGTTGCGGGCATCGAAAACGACCGCTTCAAAGAGAACATCGTGATTGGTGGTTTGATGCTTTGTAAAACCCCCACTGAATTTGTTAAGGATCGTAATGAATGGTTTAACCACCAAGCATCGTCCCAGATGAAAACAGTTGACAACAATCTCATGCGCGAAAATGATCCCCGTATGCCGCTCTACAACGAGCGCAAAACTACGGTGTCTCGTTTTGGCAACGGTACTTAAATTTTTTAGGAGCTTCATATGGCTTATCCCACGGTAGACGCCCCCTACGGGCTAAAACCTGTAAACCTAATTGGTGGACAGGTATTTGCGGGTGCAACCCGCTTGATGCAAATTGCAAGTGGCTATGCCACCAGCATTTTCTATGGTGACTTGGTAAAACGAGTTTCTGATGGCACTATCGAAAAAGACACGGGCACCACAACTGCCACGCCTTGCGGTATCTTCTTGGGCGTTCAGTTTACTAACCAGTCAACTGGTCAAGTCCAACAACAACAGTACTATCCAGCCAGCCAAGCAATTGCTTCGGGGACAAAAATCTTCGCTGTGGTCGCTGATGATCCTGATACGCTGTTCCAAGTAGTCTCTTGTTCTTCAGGCACAACTGTGGCTGGAATGGGCATTTCTGCTATTGGTAATAACATTGCTTTGATTCAAAACGCTGGCTCTACCACCACTGGTAACTCAGCAGTGGCTATTGATGAAGGCACTCAAGCTACTACCAATACGCTGCCCATCCGCATCATTGATGTGGTTCGTGAGACAGCAACAGGCTCTGATACATTTGTTGAGTTTATCGTCAAGATAAATGCAACTATGCACCAGTACAACAACTCAACCGGTGTATAAGGAGCTAAATCATGGCTATTTCACGCGCACAACTACTTAAAGAACTGCTCCCCGGCCTAAACGCCTTGTTTGGTTTGGAGTACAAAAAGTACGGCGAAGAGCACAAAGAGATTTTCGAGACCGAAACCTCTGAGCGTTCTTTTGAAGAAGAAACCAAGTTGTCTGGCTTCAGTGCCGCTCCAGTGAAGAATGAAGGTTCTGCATTGGCGTACGACAACGCGCAAGAAGCGTGGACTGCACGTTACGTGCACGAAACCATTGCGATGGGTTTCTCTCTGACCGAAGAGGCTATCGAAGACAACTTGTATGACTCGTTGTCCGCTCGATACACCAAGGCTTTGGCTCGCGCCATGGCTTACACCAAGCAAGTTAAAGCTGCTTCGATCTTGAACACTGCCTTTACTGGCGGCCCCACCTACGGTGACGGTCAAGTTCTGTGCTCGACAGCCCACCCTCTGGTGTCTGGTGGTGTTAACAGCAACCGTCCTACTGTCGCTGCCGACTTGAATGAGACTTCCTTGGAAGCCGCTGTCATTCAGATCGCTGGTTGGACAGACGAACGTGGTCTGTTGATCGCTGCTCAGCCTAAGAAACTGATCGTCCCCCCAAGCCTGCAATTCGTTGCAACCCGTTTGTTGGAAACCGAACTCCGCGTCGGTACAGCCGATAACGACATCAACGCGCTCAAGAACAACAGTTCTATCCGCGAAGGTTACGCTATCAACCACTATCTGACAGACAACAACGCATGGTTCTTGATGACTGACGTGCCTAACGGTTTGAAGCACTTTGTTCGTAGCCCATTGCAAAATGGTATGGACGCTGACTTTGATACCGGCAACAGCCGTTACAAGGCCCGTGAGCGTTACAGCTTCGGTGTTTCCGACCCTCTGGGTATCTTCGGTTCTCCCGGCGCTTAATATTTCTTTGGAAATAGTGAAAAGGGGCTCTTGTGGCCCCTTTTCTTTTGGTGTATATTGCTTTCAATCCGGGCTTTCCGGTGCATCAAACTGTCCCGGCAGACGACATACCGATTGATGCACTTAACTTGTATGTAAGGAACCTATCATGGCACGCACTACGTTTCAAGGCCCAGTTCGCTCGTTGGGCGGCATCTATCAACAAGGCCCCGCTTCTGTTGTTGAAATCACAACCAGCACCACACTGAGCCCCGAAGCTCACGGCGGTCGTATCATTTCTGTCGGTGGCTCTTTGGCCGCTGCACTCACATTGACGCTCCCCACAATCAATGTTTCGACCAACCCAACCACGTCTGGCCCCGGTCAAGACCCCAATACACTGAACAACGAAGGCGTTGTTTACACAATCTGGGTTCCTACTACCATCTCTACAAGCTCTTTGAAGATTGGTACAACTTCTGGTTCCAGCGATTTGTACGTTGGTGCTGTAATGTCTATTGATTCAGACACATCTGGCGCTGTGGTTGCTTTCTCTGCCAACGGTTCCTCCAATGACTTCATTAACTTGAACGGTACAACTACCGGCGGTGTTGCTGGCACGTGGATTCAAATTGTGGCGATTGCTGCTAACAAGTACATGGTGAGCGGGAATGTTATTGGTTCCGGCACTGTTGCTACACCTTTTGCAGATTCCTAATCAACCCAAGGGGCTTCGGCCCCTGTTCTAAAGGAGATTGATTATGGCAATGCAATATGACGTAAAACAGGGACACCTAAACCAAAGTGGTTTTTTTGTTCTTGGACGAAATCGCGTTAAAGGCATTTCGTTCTTTGGCAGCGGCTCGGATGCCACTTTGGTGTTGTTTGACACAACCACCGCTCCAGTAACGGCCAGCGTGACATACGCTCGTTCCGGCACAACAGTGACGGTGACAAAAGTGGCGCACGGTCTGGTTACAGGCGATGTTGTTGGCATTCACTTTGACAGCAACACAAGCGTTTCCGCAACAGACGGTAACTACACCATTACCAGAACTGGCGCAGACACCTTCACTCTGACTGACATCAATAGCGGAAACATCACCTCTACTGCGGCTGCATATGTAAGTGGTGGCGGGCGTTGGTTGATGACTTATGAAATAGACGCAACAGATACTTTTAGTAATGCGCCGTTTATTCCGGGCGAGGGCGTGCTTGCCGTTAATGGCATCTACGCGCTGATGACCAACATTGACTCCTCGCAGATTTTCTATGGCTAAAAAGACCCCATCCCTTGCTATCGGTCGTGGTGAAAAACTACCTGTTTCCAAGGGGGCGGGTCTGACTGCCAAAGGCCGTGCCAAGTACAACGCTGCGACCGGCAGCAACCTTAAAGCCCCGCAACCGCAGGGTGGCAAGCGCAAGGATTCGTTCTGCGCACGCATGAGCGGTATGCCGGGGCCAATGAAAGACGAGAAGGGCAAGCCCACTCGTAAAGCGGCTTCACTTGCGAGATGGAAATGTTAGATTTAAACACGGCATGGTCAGCAATCCTATCCTTAGTGATCGGATTGC